TGCCTGCTCTTGCCTGGTGCGATGAATTTCGCGCTGTCTCACCCACTCGACCGGGTTCTCTTTGTAGAGACGATCCCAGTCGATGTCAGGCGGTTGCAGCGTGCGCAATTGCGCATCAAGCACTTCCAATGTCTGCGCATACCGTTGCCGCTCTTCCCGCGCTGCTGCCGCTTCTGCTTCAGCCTGTCTTCGGGCCTCAGCAATAGCCTGCGTCTTGCGCGTGTAATCCGCGGTGCGTGAATAGCCCTTCAGCAGCTCATCCAGCGGCACCTCGACTTCTTCCCCGTCAACCTTGACGCGGAATGTCTGGCCCGACTGTGGCGCCTCATCGGCTTCCTCATCGCCTTCGGTTTGCTCATCGCTCTCGGCATCGGACTCGCTAGCCTCTGCCTCAAGCACCTCATCTTCCCCACCTTCAGTTTCGATCAACTCGTTTTCGCCTTCATCGGCGGCGAGCATTTGTTCGAAAGCATCCTGCGGAGATTGTACGTTTCCCGGGGGTACACCCGTGCCGGTTTCGCTCATAATTCTATTTTGCGGTATTCAAGCGGTTATTTCCTACCGCTTAACTTATCTATGTCACGCTTTGCCATCGTGCCGTTCTCAACCACGATCCGCAGATGGCGCTGGATTTCCTCAAGAAGGCACACGGCAAGCCATAGCCGCTCGCGCTCTTCTTGGTCGGCGGGCTTACTCTGCCGCCACGCCTTGAGGTACTCGCCCTCCAAGACGGCAAAAGCCTCCACGAGAATCGGGTTCTCGAGGAGGTCTTTGGCTTCTTGCCCCTTACGGGCGTCGATGTAGGGGTTGCGCTCGCTCAAGCGAGAAGGCCGCTCTTAGGCTTCTTTCTCATCGCCTTCTTCAAGAGCTTGCCGCCCTTGTCGGCCTTGTTAAATTCTTTGGCGACTTTCATGGGCACGCCGACGCGCTTGGCGAATTCTGGGTCGTGAGCGGCTGCGGCCATAAGGCGGGCTTGTTTGGCGGATTTGCTTGGCATTAGTCTTTCCTCGACTTGTATTGCTTCAATAGCCTTCGGCCTTTAGCCACGGCGCTTGCTTTGTCGCCTTTGTGACCCCACGCCTCAAGCGAAAGTTTCAAGCGTGTTTTATCGCCTTGCTCGTCAAATAGCAATCCCGGCATCGACCCCATGCGCGTCAGAAACGATCCCTTCCGACGCAACTGCTCTGGCGTCTTAGCCTCGCCCTTGACGGGTGGCTTCAACGTACCGCCGGTCTGCGCCTTGTACGACGCACGCCCTTTGGCGTTGAGGCCGCCCTTCTTGGACTTGCCCTCAGCGCGCTGCCAAGCCGGCGTCTTCACTTGCGCTTCTTCGCCGTCTTCGCCGCTGCCTTGAAAGCCTTGGCCGACGGCGCGCCCTTTGTACCAGGCTTGCGCATCTTCTCGCCGCTACCGGCTGCAATGCGCTCACGCTTGGCCCAAATGTTTGCGTAAAGACCTTGCTTCATTATCCTATCCTCCTGTTGCGGCTGCCTCTTGCGCCGGGGAATTCTGCCAAATCAAAGTTTGACATATTCATTGGCGCAGCGGAAATATCCGGCGGCAACATCGGCGGCGCTTCAACCATCGGAGGCGGCATCATCGGCACATTCGGCGGAAGTTGCTGCATCGGAGGCTGTTGCAGCATCGACGGCGTGAAAGAAGCCGGTGGCAACGGCATCGGCATCTGCGGGGCAGGTGCAGGTGCAGGTGCAGGTGCAGGCGCTTGCGGCGTCATCTCAATAGAAATCGGAGCAAACTGCTGCGATTGAAACGGCGTCAAGATTCTCGATGACGGCTGAGGCGTCGGCTCAACTGACGACGGCGGAATGATGGGCGCAGCAGCGGGCGCTGCAACCGACTTTGAGCCTGTCGCCGTTACTCTCGCCCTAGACGGCGCGGGCTGAGGAGCCCTTTTAGCAGGCGCTTTTGCTGCTTTGGGAGCAAGAATAGACTGCGCAGGAGCAACCGCCGGAGGCGGAGCAACTGGCGCAGGGGCCGGTTGAGGCTCGGGCTGCGGACGCATCATAGGCCGCTGCGCCAACTCTTCCGGCATTGCTTGGAACGGCGGCGGCAACGAAATCGGCGCCGCAGAGAACTGCGGAGGCAGCGGCGGCGGGGGCGGCATTTGCGGCGGGGGCGGCAAAGGCTGCGGAAGAGGCTGCGGAAGAGGCTGCGGCATAGCCTGCTGAGGTTGGGGCGGAGGCGGAAGCACAGCAGGAACTTCAGGCGTAGGCGCCGGAGTCGGCTGCGGCATGTATCCGCTTGCAGCTCCGCCAGGAAGAGAAATCGGCGGAATTTGCCCAATGGCGGGCGGGATCATTTCAGGCTGCTGCGGTATCTGCTCAGAGAAAGGCGATGACGGACGACCGCCGCCCGTCGGCACTTCTTCAGGCATTCCTTGAGCGCCGCCAGTCGGCCCCATTGGGATGTTCGGTGCGCCGCCTTGAGCAGGAGGCGGTGCTGGCTGTTGAGGGTTTAGGCTATTGATAATCGCATCAATGTCTAAGTCGCCAAGGTCAAAGCCAGAGAACTGCTGCCCGCCGCCGCGACCACGGCCACCCATGCCACGGCCACCGCCCATACCGCGACCGCCGCCCATGCCACGACCGCCGCCGAATCCGCCCATACCGCCCATGCCGGACGGGTCAAACGGATTGAAGGCGCCGCCGCCATAGTATTGCTGCCCAAGGTACTGGCCCATCATTACGTTTGGATCAGCGCCACCAGCCATACCGCCGAAGTCGCCCATGCCGCCAGCGCCAACACCGCCGAAGGACGTGCCGAAGCCGCCCATTCCGCCACCACCGTAAGGGTTGAAAGTGCCGCCACCAGCGCCGAATGGGTCGCTATAGCCGCCCATGCCGCCGCCCATACCCATCCCCATGCCACCGGCAAATGGATTGTATGCGCCAGTGCCTACGGCAAATGGGTTATACCCGCCACCGCCATAAGCCTGCCCATATCCGCCCATTACCGAAGCAAACGGGTCGCCCTGATAGCCTTGCAGCGGCTGCAACACCTGCTCCTGCTGGCTGCTCCTGCTCTTGCCCTTAAAAATCTTGCTCATTTCAACACCCTACTATCAGGTCAATGGTTAAGGATCGGTCAAGTCCCAATAAGACAACGCACCGATTCCGTCTCCGGTGCCGGTAATCACTCGCGCTGCGAGTGTAAAAACGTCGCTCGTCCCCGCAATCGTGGAGCCGAGCTGCAAGTCAAAGTTATACGTTGAAGGATCGTTGATCGTGTTTCCTGACAGCACGCCGGATGACGTGAAGTCTGACTTTACAATTTCACCGCCTGTGAGCGCGGTTGCTGCGACATCGTATTCCACATTCGTCGAAAGACTTGAATAAGACGCGCCAGTGAGTGTCGCGTTCCTAATCAATGCCACCTCAAAATAGTCTGATGCCGAGGTCGGCATAAATGAAAAGCCGTTTGGAATGACCACTGCGCCAAGGTTCGCAGATTTCATGCGAATTGACACAATCGGCACAAATGACGTTCCAATGCCCGTCAATTCCGTCGTGCGGCGTGCCCAAGTCAGCGCAGACTTTTGCTCATAGCCACCTTCAGAGATGACCGTTGAGCAAATCTGCTTGAGGGTCTTTGAGGCAGCCAGAGCACCCGTCGCTCTGATTTCATAGCGCACCGGCAGGATCGCGGTCTGCATGTACACCGACGACAGCGAGTTCGCATTGTTGAACGTGTGAGCAACAATGTACTGACCGTCGATGACGAAGCCGCAGCGCACCGTGCCAACACCCAGCCATTCTAAGTCGATGAAGAATATCTGGGTCTTGGTGACATCAAGCGTGATCCCACTTGCACCGCTGCCGTCTAATTTATCGCCATTCCAGTCGGCTTGCGCGACCGCTCTCGCATCGCTTGCAGAGCCGCTCGTGTAGGTGCGAATAATGAGCGACAGCGCGTTGTTGTTCTGCTGCAAAAATATGCCATTATTCGCATTGAAATACCCAACCCGCTGCCGCAAGTTTGTCGCGCCTGCCGCCATGGCAAACGTGCACATGATGAGCATCGACTTGCCAGGCTGGTACGGGAACACACGCTTGCTCTGCCGTATCACCTCATCGCCAGAGGCCGTCGTCACGTTCATCGCAACAGACGACTCGTTCGCCAAATGGGTACACGTCGCCGATCCCGCAAGCGATTCGCTAAATTGCGGGTCTTTGGCGTAACGGTTCTGGCTGTCAAACAGCGTGTGCGGTGTTGACGTGCGCAGACGACCGAAAGCGTCGAAGTTCGTCTTGTTGAGCAAGTTTAAGTCCGTCAGACTGTTAATAAATTTGACGATTTCAAACTGATTTGAGGCCAACAGACTCAAATACAGTTTGAGCTGATTGTTCGCTTGGTTTAGATACTGTGCCGAATATGCCGCAGGCGCCACGTTGGGATTCGGCGGCTGTGGTACAAAAACTCCCTCAAGTGGTGCTGCCATGGCATCACATTACCTGCGGAGGCGGTTGCTGCGGAGCAGCACCTTGCGGAGCCATCGGAGGAGCCTGCGGCGCCGGTTCAGGCGCCATCTGCTGCGGGTTGAACGGCACGATCTCCGGCAACACCGGCTGCTGTATCGAAGGCGATGCGGTGCGCTGACGATCCATCATCGCCGTAATCATCGCCGTATCTACCGCCGTTCCGCTCTTCAACTGAATTTCATAAGCGCGCAGCATGATGTCCGCTTCTTGCTTGTCGCGCGCGCGGTCATCCTCGAGCAGCATCGACTGTCGCTTGAGTTCCAGTTCCGCCTGCTTGTTCTGAATATCAGCCATGATCTTCTGCTTCTCAACTTCGGCGAGAATTTGCGCCGGATCAGGCGGAGGCGGAGGCGGAGGCGGCGGAGGCGGAACCTGCGCCGGGTCTTGGAAGAAGTCTGCGCCGTTCTTGAAGCCAGACAACTCCGCGATCTTGACGAGCGTGTTGCGATACTGCGACGGTGTGACGAGCGGATTCTGCGGCCCCATCTGCTGCATGATCTGCTCTTGCTTCTGCGAAATCGTGGTGAGCACGCCGAGTTTCTGCTCTTCGGTGCCACCACCGAGCGCCACGTCAATTTCAACGTCCATATCCGACTGCCATGATCGTGGGTCAATCGGCACCCACTGATTGCGGAGGCGCACCACACGCGGGCGGTTTTGATTTTCTACGACCAGCTTGAGAATGCCCTTGAACAGGGCGCGCATCCCGGTTTCAGCGAAAATCCGGGCGATCAGCTCAAGATGCTGCTGCGCAGCCGTAACGGTCGCGGCAACCGCCGCGCGTGTGGTGCTCTGTAGTGCGTTGGCATCGAGGCCCATCGCCGCTTTGCTCATGCCGGTGCGGTTTTCACGCACACTGTCGAGATACTCGAGCATGGGGAATGCGGCTTGCCCAACAAAAGGCACGGAGAAGGGCTGCACGGCGCCCGCTTGGCGCATACGAATCACGCCGCCCACTTCCGTGTTCAGCACGTCGTCCATGTTGGCCTGCCCCTCTACCACGCCGACTCGCGGGTGGATGGCAAGGGAGAGCGAGTCCATCATGTTGCGCATGATGGCTGACTTAATGCGCTGCAAGTCTGCGGTCATGTCAAAGATTGACATGCCAATCAGCGCGTGCGGCTCTGGGTCTGGGCAGAAAAGCGCAAACGGCGCGTGCGAGCATGGCTCGTTCATCACCATCTTATAGCCGGGGCCGATGGTGCACACCTTGCGCAACTCAGAGATGCCGTCTTTGTCGTAGTCGATGCGCATGTACGCTTCGCAGTAAAGGACGCGCTTATCGTCTTGCGTGCCGCCTGGGCCGTAAGACTGGGCATACGGGTTGCGCGCCAAATACTCATCATTGGTGTCTAGTTCATAGACGCCCATTTGCGCGCTGACTTCTTCTTCGTCGTAGCCAAGCGCCACAAGGTCAGACACGCGCATCATGCGGCGATGCGCCACAAGCGTTGCATCTTCGACGGATCGCGCGCGGCGATCCACCAAAAACTCTTCCGGCGGAATGGCCTCAACTCGCACGCGACCGTCTTTGTACTCGCGCTTGAGTTCTACGTTATAAATCTTCGGCGCCTCAAAAGGCTGACCCGTCGCAGGGTCAACCTCAAGCGGCTGCTGTGTCTGCGGGTCAACAGGCGGCTTGAACGACGGATCATCCATCGACTCAATGGCACTGCCCACTACGTCACGCTCGCTCAAAAGCAGCGTCAGCGCAGCCTCATCAAGGCCCGTGTAATACTCGGTCTTGATCTCAACCTTTTCTTCCCAAACGTACTTGGCAATACCGAGCGCGCTGCGCAGCGCGTCTTTGAAAACGCTGTGCAGGACTAGGAAGCCGTTGTTGTCGTTGTTGAAAATATAATTGACGTAATCAGTCGCCTGCTCTGCGCTTTGGATGTCCTCAACGCTGCGCGGCGTGAACTGCACCGTCTTGCGCGAACCAAAGAAGACGCGCATAAGCGAGGGCATGATGCCAGCGATGGTGTCGCGCACATCGGTGCTGACAACCTGCGAACGTCCCTCTTCTTCGTTGCCAAACGGCTCGCCACGGTAATACTGGATAGCACGGGCGCGAACCGGAGAAAGTTCGGCGTCAATGAACGACGTTGCGTCGGTCAGCTCACCGCCAACCAACGACTCCACCTCCTCATCGGACATTGGCTCAATAGCGCCAATCTCCGCTTCGGACTTTTCAATCATCGAACCGTCTTGGTTATACATAAAACCGGCACCCGTGCCGAAAAAAGGGGTCTATCTATTGTCACTTGAGAAGGGCCGCAACCTGGCTCGCCGTAAGAGAAACTAGCCAAGCCTCACGATCCTTGACGCCAAACGATAGGACATGGCGCCCATCATGCTCTACCAGCCCGGGGCAGAACTCAATTTGCTCGCCACGGAAATAAAACTCACGGCCAGCGTGGAAGGGCTCGAGGTTGCCGTTATAGCGCACCAGTCGGTGAACGTAATACACCCGATTTTTGTGCTTGCGGCGCTGGTGGACGACGCCAAGGTAGGCGCCCTCAAACGGAATCAACTGCGAACCGCCAGACCAACCAGCAAGCGGCGGGAAGCCGCCCATCCATATCCGGCGCTTCTGCGGGGCATACTCGTAAGACTCCGACGGGTGGTGCATGTACACCACCGACAACTGATCGCCCTCGGCAAGCGGCATCCAGTTCTTCTCAATTTCACGGCCATGCGGGCTGTGCAGGAACTCTAGGCCCGATACCGTGGTCTTATCTAGTTTGCACAGCGCCATTGTGCCGCGTACACGGGGGCCGTGGTGCAGGGCGGTTGCGGTAAACCACCAACCGTCGCGCCACCAAAAGAGCCGCCCATCCTCTAGGCCATCCCGGGCTGGTGTTCGGGTGTTGCGCACCATCAAATCGTCCACCCACGCAACCGACTGTTGGCTCAAATCTTGACCCAGTGTGATGAAGTAGTTGCGCGTGTTCGGCGCAGAGTCGCCACGGAACCAAATGCCGTCTTCCTCGCCGAGTTCATAGTTGACGGTGCGGACTAAGCAACTTAGTCCACCGCTGCCGTCTTTGGCAATCGACGGGTTACACGGCAAATACTTTTCCGACTCCGGCACAGAGAGGCGCACGAAGGCGCTCTCTGGCAAATGCTCCGATAGAACTAAGCGGCCTTCGGCGGGGAGGGCGGCTTCGGGTCGCGCGGCTCCGGCGCTTTCTTGGGTTCCGGCTTCGCGGGGGCTTTCTTGTCGAGACGCTTTTGGAACAGCGCGACGTCGCTTGGCTTTAACATCCATCATCTCCTCACATGTGTATCGTTGACGGCATCGGCACCGCAAGGTCTTGCGTGGCCTGGATGACTAGGGGCGGCACGGCGGTCAGTACGCGCAGGTGTGGCAGGGCGTACCACTCAAGCAGAATATCTACCGGCGTGTTGGCGGGCTTCGTGTACTGCTGCAAAGTCGGCACGGCGCGACGGCGGTGCCAGATCGCGGCAGTGCAGAGCGGATACTTAATCTCCCACAGATTCTCCGACTCCTTTTTCGCAGGCTTCTGGTCGGTGCAGCAAGAGTTGAGGTACACGAGGTCGCACCAGTCAGGAATCTCTGCGCGAATCTTGGCCCAGCGTTCGTTAAAGTTATCGGGCAAGATAAAGTCATCCTCAAAGATCACAAACTCCTCGTGACCTTCGCGCCACGCAATCTGCCACGCAATGTGCCACGACAAGACGAGACACGTCGCGCCGCGTGTGACGTAATAATCCGTGTGCATCGGAATCTCGGACTTGACCTGCATGGTCTTGCCGAAGATGCCTTGGATGAAGTCCAACTCAATACCGGCCTTCGCGGCCTGCGCCTTGGCGTGCTCGGTGCGCTCTGGAGTCTCCGCGAGTGTGATGCAGTAATACTTCACGACTCCCTCACGAAGAAGAGCAGCGTGGGGCGGCCCCAACCAGACCCCTGACGCTTATCCGTATCACGGAATCTGCAAGACGTAACCCAGTCACATTTGAAGTTGTTTTCGTAAAAACGGTCAATCCAATACTCGGTCAACTGTTCGTTGACGTGGTGGTGCCCACCCTGCCCCGGGATGGCGTGGCACATGAGCACATACTTGCAGCGCGCCATGGTTGCAAACCAGTTCGGCTCGCAGCGTTGCTCGACGTGTTCGACAAACTCGGTGCAAATGGCAAGGTCATACTCGCGGCCCGGGTCGTATGGCCCCTTTTCGTAGTCGTGCGCAACCAAAATCTCCTTGACCGGGCTTTCGGCAAGCGCAACCGGATGACCTTCCACGCCACGCGCATCAAAGCCTAGGTCGTGCCACCAGCGGATGTTATGACCCATCCCGGCGCCAATGTCGATCACCGACTTGATGTTGTACGTCAGCGCAAGGTATCCCCAAATGTCAGGCATCCACGTTGCGCGGTCGCCCTCTGGAATGTAGCCGCCTAAGTGCTCAATGCTCATACCACTCCCCGAATCTGTCTCTTGACCGGCTTTGTCCACGTCGGCGCGTATACGCCGCCACCTGTCGCCGCCTCGCTCGCAAAGGTCAGCACGAACGCATCGGCCACGTCGGGCGAGCGCAGCCCGCGTCGCTTCATGTCGTCCTTGCTCTCAAGTTTGAGTTTGCCGTTTGACATGAACGAATACCGTGGCGAGGATAATTCATTCACAAGGCGCTCGTCACGCGGCAGTTTGCAGTCGCGCGCCTCAAGCCACGCCTTGGCCTTGCTCCACAGCTCCGCGCGCAGGTTCATGTACTGCCCCTTGAAGGCGGGCGACTCGCCGACGTTGATGCCACGGGCGGGCAACTTCAACTCGCGCAGACGATCCACCACACCTGCGCCCAAGCCGATGCTGTCAATCAGGATTTCAGCAGGGCGGTCTTTATGGTCGGTGGACTCGTACTCGTGCAGCACCGCGCCGGTCAGCGCCATGAGGTCAAGGTTCTTCCACGTCTTGACCGGCTCCAGCACGACGTTTGACTGACGCTTGCAAAGCGCCGATGAGTCGGTGCCGAAGCGGGCCACGTCCAAGCCCCAGAGGATGGGGGCGTTGGGGTTTTGGACAACATCGCGATCAATGGCGCTTTGGGCCAACTCCAGCCCAATTAGCGTGTCGTCGTCGGCGACGGGGAACTCGCCCAGGACGCGCACACGGTAGGCGTTTGACCCTTCGCCGTACCGGCTTGACATCTCCTTGACGTAATCCTCACTCACCCGGGGCGAGTCGAGGCAACTGACGTGCAGGTTTTTCCACTCGCCGGAAAGACGGTGGAAGGTGTCGTAGAAGTACCCGGTGGTACGGGTGGGGTTGCCGAGCAGGAGCGTCGTGGCGTTGTGGCCGGACATGCTGCCGCCTGCGGATTCAAAGACGGCCTCCGATACGCCGGGGGCTTCGTCCACGACCAGCAGCACCCACTCGGCGTGGATACCTTGCAAGGCGTCGGGCTGCTCGGCGCGACTGGTACGGGCTGAGATAAACGACTCTTCGGGGCTGGCTTTTAGTTCAATTCGGTCGGACTTGATCTCGAGCAACTCCCCCACGGCGGGGGGTAGCAGTTTGGCCCAGCGGCGGCATTCGCCGAAGAGGGCGTCGAACAACTGGCTTGCCGTCGGGGCGGTGACGACCACTTTGACGGGTACGCGGGTGAGCATGAACCAGAGCATGGCCCACGAGGCGACGGTGGATTTGCCCGTTCCGTGGCCCGACCTGACCGAGACTTTGCGTTCTCCCGCAGCCAGAAGCTCTAGGAGCCGTTTTTGCCATGGGTCTGGTGTCACCCCAAGGACTTCCTCCACGAAGGCCACAGGAGCCTTGTGGTAGCGTTTAACGAAATCGAGGTACGGATTCTGCATTTTTTCAAATCGGCCTATGTGGGGTTAGCCGCGCGCCGCCCCCGGCAGGGGGTACCCCCGGGGGGGGTGGTTTCGCGGGCTGTCGCGCCGGTCGCGCGGGCTGTTTCGTTAGGAATCAACGGGTTACGCTCGCGCTGACCGCAGAGTGGACGACTTTACATAATGGGTATTATACGCACTGCCGCGCACAACCCTATACAAATCAATAACTTGCGCGTTGTGTAATTTCACAGGTTGCATAGTTTTTGCGGATCGGTGCATAAAATCTGTGTTATGTTATAACATTACTCGGATTCTGAAGATGCGCGCGCCTGTGGCGACGCGCCTTCCGCTGTGTCGCGCGTCAGGTTTTCAGGCTCCA